GGCATAACTCTAGATACAAACATGGCACAATTCACACAGGGACCGTCGAGTATTCCATGGGCTGACGACACAATAGAGTCGAGGCCAATCGTGGATTTGCAAGACGAAGAGACTGCTTTTGCTGACTTCACAAATTACCTCTTTTCGAGGTATGTCACAAACAAGTCTAGTGTGACCAAAGCTACTATGGGCTTTGAAGCGTCCGACGGGTCCCACAGGGAAGTCGTAGTTGACTTTAGTGCGGCTGGCACCTATGAGTCGGATGTCGACGCATCACATACATGTGGTCCCGTACACATGATTGACGTCGAGGAGGAATTGTTGGGCTGCGTTGATAGCCGGATCAGCAAGTTGGAGGATAGGTTCGAAGGGGGTGATACTGCTCTTGACGAGTTGCCATCACCAGATATCAAAGGTGTTGACGCCCCTAGGAAAAAGACGAGGAGCAGGAGGCGCAGAGAGGCTGCACTGTTACGAGACCTTATGAAGAAGGCTGATGGAATGAACAATCCATCTATCACGGTCTGCCCCCTACAACTAACGAACCCAAACGTTAGAGTTGACGAAGTTATCCCATCAAGTGACTCCAGGTTGCTATCGACATACAACAGCAAAATGGTCAAGTATATAGCTGACAGGCTTAAGGTGGGCGGCGCCATAACGAGCTCTAAGGGCTTTTCCAGGCCAATTGAGGGGATAGTGGAAACAGCGCAGTTCACCCAGCACAATCGTGAGCGTCTGTCCAAAAGGATGCTAAACTACTGTGTGGAGAGAATTGTAAGCTTTGACGATGACAGGGAGTTGATGGCAGCGCTGGACATCTCAAAAAAGATATTCAAAAGAATGATTTCCATTACCGGTGTTGGTTCAAAGCTAATAGATCCCCGCTCGTATACCCGCACAGAAATGAGGGAGAGGTGTAACCAGGGCAATGCCTCAGAGTACAAAATATTCCATGGCGTTAAGAAGAGACTAGACCCGGAGATGCTTGCGCTTGGGGAGAAGATGTTCTCGCGGATATGTTCTGGAGTCAAAGCTAAGCGTAGTGGGAAGGTGGTGTCGCTTGCCGACGTCACTTCTGAGCCACTGTGTGTGGCATTTGGGAAGACAGAGGTAGTTGGTGCCACTCATGACCAAGAAGGTAATGTGATTGCAAAAGACTGCCGCGCAATCTTCCCAACCTCACCAGTCACCTATTACAAACTAGCTTATCTCTTTTACGACCTATCCAAGTCACAAATGGACAAGTTTCCTTGTTATGGGCCGGGGTTTGCTGCTGGCCGTAGCAACGATCTAAAGGTGTGCAGCATGTTGAAACGAGTGCTTGCTTCCCCCAGCAGTGTTGAGACGA